GCAGATTATATTACTCTCCTTAATATAGGCAGAGATTTTGTTGAATACAGAAATGTAAGAGATAAAGAAACAGTTACAAGAGAAATTGATCTTGATGAAATTATTAATACTTTGCATACTTTTGCAATAGATAAAGAATACACTAACAAGATTAAAAAAACAGTAGATTATTTATTACGAGAATACCCAGAAATTTTTTTAATAGTGAAAGGTCAAGATGTCTGATTGGGAAAAAGATGTAGCAGAATTAAAAACTGATGTGCGTTACATAAGAGAAGATATTACTATTATGCAAAAACAAATAAGAGATTTAAACCAAACCTCAAACATGGGGATTGGAGGCTTGAAAGTAGCTTTATTTATAGGAGGAATATTATCAGCAATTTGGGTTTTTGTTAAACTCATGAAATAACTCTAATAAAGGAACTCCATGAATACAAAATCTATTATGATTTTGTCTGATACGCATTTTCCATATTCCAAGAAAGAATTTTTTAAATGGATTAAAAAGCTAAAAGATAAAATCAAACCTACTTTAGTGATCCACATTGGAGATCTAATAGATGCAAATTCAATTTCACAGCATATTCACAGTCCTGAACTGCACAATATTAAGTATGAACTTGAACTTGCAAAGAAAA